ACGGCCCCCGAAGCCGCTCCGCGTAAGAATGGGATTCGGTCGAGGAATTCAAAGACTCCCGTGGCGGCATCCTCCGCCAGCTTCGCGGCCCATTGGGCGTACTTATCGTAAGCGGCCACGATGTGACCGACGAGAACCTTCATCTTTGTGCTAAGGCGTTCCAATCCGTCTTCATACTTTGCGATCAGGGCGAGGGTCTTCTCGTCTACAATCGGCGCGTTGGCGATGTCACCGCTAAGTCGCCTGAAATCATTGAGCATCGGCAGGATGTCGTTTCCGATTTTATCTCCGAAGAATGCGGTCGATATCAGCAGGCGCTCGGAATCGTCAGCGCTTCCTGATATGGCCGATGAGATTGCGAGGAAAACGGCAGCAGCGTCTCCAGACCTAAGCTGCTCCATTGAAATCCCGAGAGCCTGAAACATGGCAAGTTTCTTGGCATCACCTGCGGCGGCCTCGGCCATGTCTACGCGGAGCTGACGGGTTGCCTTAGCCAAAGCAGACACGGAAACGCCGGACTGCTGGGCCGCGTAGGCTAAACGCTGGAATTGTTCTGGAGAGATTCCGCTTCGTTCGACTTGATCGGCTACCTGTGCCAATTCCCTGAATGTGTTTGTCGCGAAACTTAGCGCCCTGTCGAACAAGACGACGGCCGTGAACATACCTGCGATTCGGCTTCCGATGTCCCTGCCAGCCTTCTTGAATGATTCGCCCAGGCTATCAACGGACTTCTTAGCCCGATTAGTCACCTGCTCGACGTCGGACTTTCCTTTGATTTCGTATTCAAGCTTCTGGGCCATTGGGTTCGGGGGTCTTTACCTCTGCGGCCTTGGCAACCTTTTCTTGCTTTTCCATCTTCTCCATGAACGCCTCTTCGTCGGTAGTCAGAATCTTTGCATCAGAGCCTGATGCCGATGCGATGGCTGAACTATACCAGACCGCTTGACACTCGGGCATCTCCCAGGCGCGCTTCTCGTCCCATCCTGACCTTACCAACGTAGTCACAACGGATAGTGGCCAAGGGATTCCAGCGTCTTCTGCCTCTCCCTTCGTGGCCGTGTTCTTCGACCAGAATTTCGGCCATGCCGTGGCGTGCACATAGTCTACGAAACGCTCGACATCCATTATGAACAAAGAAGGATAACGCTCCATTCTAAGGACTGTCAGTTTGTCCTTCCATCCAAGATGGCCTATCGGCTCTTCCGCGCAGATCTTGACGGCAACAAGCAAGTCCAATGGCGTCACCTTTTTTTCATCAGTCACGAATGGCGACTCGATGGCGAGCAGCCTGACGCGGTACTTTAGGCAGAAAGGATAGACCAGCCTTCCGAGGAAAGAGACCCTGGCCGGGTCTGTGAAGGCCTTTAAGAATCTTCCGTCCACCAAGACAGACTCGCCCCAGAAGGGGCTAAGTCAATCAGGCAAAGGTGATACCTTCGTAGTCCACCGCTTCTACGGACACGCTGGTGAAACCCTTATTGGCGGCCTTCTCCGAGACAGAAGTCACAACTCCAGAGAAGCCAGTCGAGGCGGAGCCAGAAGGATAGCAGGAGTTGGTGTTGGTCGTAAAGGTGATGACGGAACCAAGGACGGGAACCGTGCCGGTCTTGACGATTCCTTCGATGCTAAGGGTCGTCTTGCGGTCGTCGAGGCGGTGCGTGACAGTCAGGCCTGCCTCGTTCTGCACGGTATCTTCGTTGTTGAAGCCGGCGCTGATCGAGTAGGACTGCACGAAAATATTGGCAATAGAGCCGTTAATGCCAAAGATGCACGAAGTGCCGTTGAGGATAGCTGCCACGTTGGTAGGGGTAAAATTTTTAGGAGGTTAAGGCTTCAAATCTGCGGGGACGGGCAACCGTCAGGCTTGTGGGTTGACCACCATCGGGACGGTATAGGAAAGGACGGTCGCCCAGGAGCGCTCGTCCCGGCCTTCGTCTTCGGACTCGGGGATGACGTCGTAGCATACCGCGTCACCGCCGGCCACGAAGGCGGCCTTGATGGAGGTCACGTCCTGCATCGCCCCTGCCACGGCGGCACAGCGGGCGCGGTGGTCGGTCAGGGTGGTGTCGTCCGCATTGGAGAAGATGGTCAGGCGGATGGAGCAGTAGAAGTTGCCGGCGCCTTCCGGCAGCTCGGGCGGGGTGCGGGCCGCATCGCAGAGGACGACGCACTTTGGGAGCACGTTGATCTCGGCGTTGTCGCCCGTGTAGACCGCCACGCCGGCAAGCCCGGATTCGGCGGTGAGGTAGGTATCGAGGACGGCCTCGATGATATGGCGCGGAGATTTGGTTCCCATTGGTTATTGGCGGTTAAATTTCTTGGCTTGTTTCTCGAGGATATTGGCGAGCATGGCCGGCATCTGTTTGACGCGGTTGCCGTAGACGAGGTTCTTCACGTCCGTGTCGGTTGCAATATTGTCAACGTCCCCGTTGCGATTCCCGAACGTCAGGCCGAGGGCGAACACCTCCGCCTGCTGGCGGCTGATCTGGACGTAGCCCGTAGACTGGGCGTGGCGCTTGATCCATTGGTTTATGCCTGACCTACCAGCGTTCTTTTCTACTCCGCCGAATTTAGGCTTCGGAAGTTTGTTGAGGGTATCGACCCAGCCGGACTTGATGCGGCCGACCGCACGTTGTCGGCGTTTGATGTAGTCCCTAAGAACGCCATCCTTGGCCTCGAAGCGTTCCCAGAATTTGATGCCAGGGCCTCCGTTGCGCTTGATGCGTCCGCCGAATTTGTCGCGGAATTTCATGTGGACTTCCTTCACCCCTGCCTCGCTGTCGATGACCGGGCGGTTGAAGACGTTGGAGGCCTCCTGCGAGCCGATGCGGTCAAAGTAATTCTTGAGCCTCTTGAACCCCTTTTCCGTCCCGAAGCCAGGGCCGGCGAACATTCGGGCATAGAGGGCGTTTCCGGCCATCAGGTCGGGGTTGTCTCCTGCCAGTTTCCAGAAGCGGGAAAAGTTATTCTGAAGGGACGCGCTGCCGAGCTTGCGGAACAGGCGGCCGCGGCGGCCGTTGGTAGACCCAGACCGCTCGCCGACGACGACCGAATGGACGTCGCCCATGATCGCCAACTCGCCGACCTTCTTTGCGTCCTTGCTCAGACCCTGCCCGCCGGACTTCACGATGGGAGGGGTGAGCACCATGGAGTCGCGGCACATCAGGGCGGCTTGCTCCAGGAAGACATCGGTCAGGCCTTGGTTGGAATTGACGTGGAATTCCTTGAGGGCCGTCATGAATTCCTCGTAACTCTTCGGGGTGATTCCCTCCCCTGGGAGGTTTGGGGGGTTCATTGGCTGTCGTCGATGACGACCAGCGTGATCCAAGCCGAGGCGGTCTTATGGGTCTGGCTGGTGATGCGGACGACCTTCCCTCCGACCGTCAGTTTCTTGCCGATGCCGAGGGAGGGGATGGGGACGCCTCCGCTAAGGGTGGCCGCCGATGCCCCAATAGACCCGTCTGGGAGGCTCCAGGAGGCCGTTACAGCGGGGAGCCTGACCGAGTACTGGGTACGCTCACAATACCCCCCTGCTTCGAGCACGGTGGTATAGGCCGGGTCGGAGATGAGGCATTGGAAGGTGACGGCCCCGCCGGCGGTAGAGCCGGGGACTCCGAAGTCGGCGACCATCTCCTTCGCATCGTCCAAAAACTCTTTACCGTATAGGCTCATAAATCTGCGGAGTCGGGCAAAAAAAAGACCCCCATCGCTGGGGGTCTCGTTCGGGGGGCTTTAAGCCCCGGCGATTACGGGTTGTAGACCGCGGCAATCGTGCCGTTCGTGACCGCCTTGTTCGCGCCGAACATGAGTTCAGCCGAGGCGACCAGGTTGCGGGTGCTCTTGTCAGCCCACACGTTGTAGTAGATGCTCATGCCGAGGCCTTCGAGGGCGACGACTTCCGAGACGAGCATACCGTCGCGGACGTGGTCAAGGGAAGGCGCGGCGCTGGCGAGAGCCACGGCCTCAGGCGCACAGGCGAAGCCGGCCAACTTCAGTTCGGAGGGGAACTGAGAAGCGTAGAAGACGCCGCCATCGAAGCCGTAAGCACCTTCGGAGAGGGGCAGGCTGGTGGTGCTGGTCGGGATGAGCTGGCTGTAGATGCCAGGGTTCACGATCAGCGCCTTGCGGCCGGCCTTCGAGACACCGGCCCAGAGAGCCTTCAGCTGAGCAGAGCCAGGGGTGACGGCCGAGTCAGCGGCGGTCACGGCGGCAGCGCCGAAGTTGGCGACGGTGATGGGGGCGGTAGCGAGGGCCCAGATCTTGTCGGCGAGGGCGTCGAGGTTGATCTTCACCAGTCGCTCGAGGCGGATGGAGTTCTGGATGTCAGCGTAACCGAGGCCGAAGGGCTGGTAAACGTGGTCGAGGGAGACCGAGGTGGCCGACAGGGTCGTGCCGCCGATGACATTGAAAGCGGAAGGGTTGACCTGGGTGGCGGCCGTGGCGGAAGCGATGGCGACCTGGACGGTGTCGTTCGGCTTCTTGACGTCGGTGGAGAAGTCGGTCGAGAAGTTGCGGAGCGCGGCGAGGCGGTTCGCGAGGATGGTCTGGGACTGGGCGGCGAGGGTATCGACGATCAGCTGGGCTGCGATGGTGTTGGACATATTAGTTTAGGAGAGAGGAGGGGTGGATGGGAAAGGATTACTTGGAAGCGGAGAAGATGGCGGCGCGGTTCTTCTTGAGGAACGCGGTGCGCTCATTGCCGAAAGGCATCGCGGCGTACTGCTCGGCGATTTCCTTGTCGGAGGCGCGCACCGGGCTGTCGCCTTGGGGAAGGTCGATGGGGGCGACGCCGACCTTGGCGACGATGGAAGCGGCTTCGGCGGAAGCGCTGACCTGGACGGCCGACAGTTCGGCGACCTTGGCGGTCAGTTCTTCGACCTGCTTGGCGGAAGCGGCGAACAGGCCTTCGAGCTCGGCGACCTTGGCGTCCTTGACGGAGGCCTCGACCTTGAGGGATTCGACTTCAGCGGTGGCGCCGACGGTCAGCTTCTCCACCGTGGAGCGGAGATCGTCACGTTCGGCAGAGGCGGAAGCGACGAGGGCTTCGGCGGCGGCGAGTTTTTCTTCGATGGTCATGGTCTTAAAGATTGCGGAAGCGGGCAACTTGGCGGCTTAGAAAGTAGCCAGGGCGGACTTCAGGTTCGGGACGATGCCGGTGACCAGACCCTTCGCGGCGGCCTCGCGGCCCGTGAAGACTTGGCCTTCCATGTCCTCGTCACGGACGAAGCGGCGCTTGTTGCGGACGGCGGAGCGGAACCCGTCACGGGTGGCCTCGACGCTGGACTGCAGGTAGGCGCGTTGTTCGGCGGTCAGGGGCATACCCTCGGCGCCGGCGGCCTTGTGGACGCCAGCGGCGATGACCTCAAACTTGATGCCCTGGGACGCGTAGTATTCTTCGAGGTTCGGGACGATGAGGTAGACCCCGATGCTCCCGATGGAGGAAGAGGCGGTGACAACGAATTCGTCTGCTTGGCTGGCGATCCAGTAGGCGGCGCTGGCGGCGATGTTATCCGCGAAGGCACGGGTCGGCTTAGGGAAGTCGGCTACCATTGCGGCCAATTCCTCGATGCCCGTGACGGTTCCGCCAGGGGAGTTGATGGAGAGGAACACCTTTTCTACCGCAGGGTTTTCGGCGGCTTCGTCCAGCCAGCCGGCGATGACGTCCACATCGGCTCCGCCCATGAGGCGCTCGATGGGCGACAGTCCCTTGCCGATGGGGCCGGACACCGGGATGACCGCGGTGTTCCCGACCATGTAAGGCTTCGGGGCTTCGCCGAAGAGCTGCGAGATCATGTCGCCGAGGTTGGCGGCCTTCGAGGCTTCGACGTATTCCTTCGCGCGGACTGGGTTAATCAGAAGAGGCTCGAGGCCGCGGAGGGCAGGGGATAGAAAGCGCACGGGTGTTAGGGATTAGAGGGGGGAGGGGTTCCAGCCGGCTGCGCCTGTTCGGGCGTGACAGGGTTGGGGTAGGTCTGGGAGATGCTTCCGTAGGGAAGGCCAAGGGCTTGTTCCTTCTTTCGGATATAGGCGAGCTCCTCAGCGATTGAGTCAATCTGCTTATAGAATTCCGTCCCGTGTGTCTTGTAGAATTCGGAACGGCTCATCAGTCCCATCTTGATTGCCTCGCGGTCATTCTGGGCTTCGCGTCCAGCGTCCACCGTGAGGGAAGGAGGCGTGATCGCGGAACACTTGAACCAGTCCGGGTCGTCGGGAATCTCGCCTTTCTCGATGCCGTCAGCGATGATATACTGATAGGTCGGAACGCAGAAACGCTCGATGAGCATGGTCTGCACATGAGAGATAAACCTGTCGGCCTTGTTCCCGACCAGGCGAATGCCAGCCCCAGAAATCTTCGAGGGGTCGACGACGAAATCCCAAGGCAGCGAGCCGAAGGTCACGTCGCGCTGAAGTTCAGAAATGAATCCGTTGAAGGTCTGGTTGGGTCGCTTGGACTCCTGCATCTCCAGCTTCTCATTCGGCTCGAGGACGAGGAGTTTGCCGCCGGCCTGTTCGACGATGCCGGAGTAGCAGCGGTCGCCGCCGCCCAGCTCGGACGCCATGTCGTCGGTGATGTTGCCTCCTGCCTTGTTCAGCACGCGGGTGACCTCTGACTGATCCTTGACCGCTCGGGTCTCGGCTTGAAGGATTTCGTCGATATCCTGCAGGCTGTTGATTGAATGCTGCAGGAGCGGGATTCCGCGGGAGGCGCTCGAAGACGAGAAGTCCACGATGTGCATCATGGCGTTGGCGAGCACCTGACGGCTTGAGCCGTTGGAGCGGTAGACCCAATAGGCCACTACCTCGCCGAAGTCGCCGAATTCCACGCCATCCCAGACGCGCTCGGGAATATCGCGGTCAGCAGGGTCGCCGACGCGGTGGGCTTCGATGAGCTGAATCTTAGCCTGGTCACGGCCGTTGCGAACCTTGGCGGCGAAGGTGTCTCCGTCACGCATCCAAGCGCGGGTGATGAGTTTCTGGCAGTCCTCGAAACTGAAGCGTCCGGTCACGTCCAACTTGCGGGAAACTTCATAGAAGTATTCCATGTGCCGGCGGCCGACCTCGGCGTCCCTGCAATGGGACTGCATACTGATTCCCGTGCCGACGACATACATCACGGTGTCGTTCAGGATTTGGTTGTATAGGCCGTAGTTGCGTTCGGCGTATCGGCACTTCTTGACCATCGTGTTCCGATCTCGGGAACGAAGGTCGCGGCGGGCGTCCACGTTGGCGCCCATGTAAAGGATCTGCCGACCGTTGCTCTGCGTAACGCTTTCCCAGCGAGGGTTCTGCGGGTAGCCTCCGCCGTTAGCCTGGGCCTGAGGCACGGGCATTCCAGCCGCACCAGTCAGCGCCTTCTTAGGCAACTTGCCCGGCTTAGGAACGCCGGCCTTGGTGGGTTTCTTCGGGGACTTAGAGGCCATAGTTAGAGTCGTTGTTTCGGTTGTCGTAACGGACGTTGATGACGTTGCGACGGCGACCATACTTCTTCGGGTCGAGCTGGCTTAGCCCATATAGGGCCTCGGCCAACATTTCCTTGGCGGGCAAGACCATCTGGCGCGTGGCGGACGACCCGGAATCAGAGTAGGACATGAGGGTCTTTCCCTCAGTAATGAGTTGAACCGCCTTCGCCTTGATGGCGAGGAGCTCGTCTTCCGTTAATCCGATGAAAAGTCCCTGCATAAATCTGCGGGCTTAGGCAACGGGGAGAGGTGGTCGAGGCTCTATGCCTCTTGGGCGCACACTCCC